CTATTTGGTTGGTATCGTAGAACTATGGAAGTGTAAATGAATAAACTTACGGAATTTTTAACAAAACCATTTTTAGAAGAGGGAGTAAATGATCCTGGTATCTTCAAAGGTATCTTTTTAGCAGGTGGCCCTGGCAGTGGTAAATCCTATGTAGCTTCTCAACTATTTGGTATACCTGAAAGGGTAAATATATCTGCTTCAGGATTAAAAATGGTAAATCAAGATAAAGAACTTGAAACCTTATTGAAAAAATACTATGGTACTGTGGATTTAGCAAACATGCCAGTAGATTTATTCAGACAATTAGCCGATCCTAGATATGATGACTATAGTGGATTAAGACATTTTGCTAAATCTTTAAGTGTGGAACGATTAAGACTCTATGTAGAGGGTAGGTTAGGAGTTATAATTGATGGCACGGGTCATAAATTTAAATCAGTACAAGCTAAGAGACAAAAATTAATGAGTGTGGGTTATGATACCTTTATGGTATTTGTCAATACAAGTTTAGAGGTAGCACTACAGAGAAATGAACGAAGATCAAGAGCTCTACCTGAATATATTGTTAGAAAAAGCTGGGAGGATGTCCAAAAGAATATGGGGTACTTTCAAGGTATGTTTGGTATGAATAGATTTATGATTGTACAGAATGACAGTATTGAATCCGCAGCACAATCCCATAAACGATTTGCAATGTTAGCTAAAAAGGGTGTTAATAAATTTCTAAAAGCACCATTAGGTAAAACTGCTAAGGATTGGGTTGAAAAACAAAAACAAATTAAAAAGATAGGTGTAAAGGATTTAGCAAAGAAAGCTAAAATGGCTGAAAGTATAAATATACCTGTAGAAATAGGTGATACTGTAAGAATGGGTAAGTTTAAAAATAAAAAGGTTGTGGTTAAATCCGTTGATTGGAATGAAAAGGGTGATTTGCTCATCAATGGTAGACCTGCTCTTAAATTTAGAATTACTAAAAAAGATGAAGCTGCTAGGAAACCAAGAAAGAAAGGACAACATCGTGGTTCATCATCCCATTCAGATTTATACACGGATGAAAATCCAAAGGGAACTATTAAAGGACTAAAGTTTGCAACAGTCAAGGATGCAAAAGCTTCTGTCAGTAAGATAAATGGAAGTGGTAAAACCCATGCACACAAGATTCAAGCTGCTGTTGCTATGGAACAGAGAGCTAGAGAGATGGGTAAGAGTTCACAGGCTGCAGTATATCGTGCTTACATCAATAAGATGAAAAAGAAAACCAAAGAGAAAAATGAAGATGCTGTACCATCACCGAGTCGTAAGGGAGTTGAGAAAATGAAGAAAAGAGGAAACAGTTCAGTTCCCTATGGTAGTGGTTACGATAAAGTAAATGAAGCAAATGCAGTAAAGGGTAGTAAAGTTGAAAAGTTTATCACAGGTCATAATCTTACCATGAAAGGTATGGAGACACCTGTAAAATTTGCAACATTACGAAGAGGCCCCTTTACAAAAACCAATACTGGTAAAAAATTAAAAGAACAAACGAAAATTAAAAAAACCATCGGTGTATTCGGTGGTAGATTCCAACCATTTCATTCAGGTCATCTAGCAACATACAGGTGGTTATCCAAACAGGTAGATGAAGCTTATATAACAACATCAAATATTAAACAACCACCAAGACACCCAATGAACTTTAAAGAAAAAGTCAGACACATGGTAAAGATGGGTATTCCAAAAAATCGTATCGTTGAAGAAAAATCACCTTATGTAGCTAAGAATCTATTAAACAAATTTAATTCAGATACCACGGCAGTAGTTTATGCATTTGGTCAAAAGGATGCTGGTAGATTAAAAGCTGGTAAGGGTAAATATTTTCAAGACTATAAAAAAAGTAAAGGTAATATCAATGGATATGAAGAGAATGGGTATTTTATTACAGCACCACAATTTGGTAGTGTAAGTGGTACACAAACACGACAAATATTAGGTAACCCAAAAATTGATGATAGTGAAAGACAAAAATTATTTAAGAAGGCTTTTGGTTATTTCGATGGTGGTGTATATCAGATGATGACCAATAAGTTTAAAAAGTTATTTGAAGAATTTAAATTAACAGTTGATTTAATTGAAGAGTTTTTACTAGATGTAGATATTAATAAAATAATAAAAGAAAGTAGTATAAACACAAGAATTAGTTCTGATGATGGGCCTGGAACTTTTTATAAAGACCTATCAGATTATTATAGAGTTGCTAAAGGTGATCTACCTGAATTCATGGAAACATCTGGTTGGAGTGTTATTAATTATTTGATCAACGATAAAACCAAAGATCGTCACGATCCAGAAGATGATCCAACTTTAATTGATGATCCTATATCAAGTGTTTCATTTCGTAGAGCTGGTTCGATAGCTGGAACAAAAGATGCGGAGCTTAAACACAAACAGCGTTTACAAAGTATAATCGATAGAGTCGGTGGAGAAATAATTAAATGGATGGGTTTTGATGGTAAAGGTCACAAAATATCAGCTGAACCAAACGATGAATACGGTAGAGGTAAAACTGGATGGGCTTGGTCTGGTACTAAGGGTAAAACAGGTAAGTTAACTAAACAAAAACAATTTAATTTTGCTCCTAATATTAAAGAAAGAATTAATTTAAACGATGAGGTTAATTTGTTAATAGAAGGTGGAGCTTATGGACATCTGAATCATCCGTTTGACGATAAAAATCTTACATTTTCAGATTTTAAGACACTAATTATTAATACATTACAAGGTAATCTTGATAGCGAAGGAGTGGTTACAGAAAAAACAGATGGACAAAATATAATGATAAGTTGGAAAAATAATAAACTTATTGCTGCCCGTAATAAAGGACATATTAAAAATCATGGAGCCAATGCTTTAGATTTAAGTGGAATAAAAAATATGTTTGCAGGCAGGGGAGATTTAGAAGTTGCATTTGTAGAAGCAATATCTGATTTACAAAAAGCTATCAAGCGTTTAAATAAAAAACAAAGAGATAAGATATTTGCAGAGGGTAAGAAATTTATGTCGTTAGAGGTTATTTATCCAAAGACAGCAAATGTAATACCATATGATAGGTCATTATTACAATTTCATGGTACGATAGAGTATGATTCAGCTGGTTCTCCTATTGGAGAGGATAGAGGAAGTGCACGAGTGTTGGCTGGTATGATAAAACAGATAAATCAAAATATACAAAAAACTTATAGTATTACAAAACCATTTATTACTAATCTACCAAAGGTTAAAAACTTTGCAAAGAAACAAAGTTATTTCTTAGGTAAATTAAATAAATTACAAAGTGAATATCAAATGAGTGATAATGATACACTAGCAGATTATCATCAAGCATATTGGATGGAGTATATTAATAATGGTGCTAGAAATACGGATTATAAAAATCCATCAAATGATGTTCTTATGAAGCTAACTAAACGATGGGCTTTCTTTGATAAATCATATAAGATACCACAGATTAAAAAAGATTTAAAAGAATATCCTAAATTTTTAGATTGGGTATTGAGCACAGATAAAATGGATCATGCTAAATTACAAAAACAACATATAAGAGATTGGGAAGTTCTTTTCTTTGAACTAGGAGCTGAAATACTTTCCAACCTTAGTGATTTTATAGCAGCAAATCCATCTAAATCAGCACAACAAATCCGTAAGGATTTAAAAACTGCTATCAATAAGGTTAAAACATCTAAAGACCCTAAAGTACTAACTACTTTAAAAACTCAATTGGATAGATTAAATGCTATCGGTGGGTTAAAAGCTGTTGTACCTAGTGAGGGTATTACCTTTGTATATAAGGGAAAATTATATAAATATACTGGTGCTTTTGCACCGGCTAATCAAATACTAGGAATGTTAAAATTCGTATAGGAGTAAGTATGAGTGGGTATAGTAAAGACGCAATAAGACAAAACAAAGCATTACAAGATATACTAGAGGGTGGTACACCAGATAGTAGAATATTTGTAGCTAATGCAGATCCAAAATTTCAAAAAAAACTAAAAGCAGAAAAAGACGCTGATAGGAAAAGAATAGAAGAGAAGTTTGAAGCTACCAAAGGAGCTAGGATGCCATGGTTTTGTCCAAAGTGTGATAAGATAATGAAAAAACGATTGGACAATAAAATGTGGATTTTACACAACTGCTGTTTTAATTGTCAATTAAAAATTGAAAATAAAATGAGAATAGATGGAACTTATAATGAATGGGAAAAGAAAAAAGTTCAAGCTAATATAATCTCATGGATAAAAGAACAAAAAGAATCAATTCTAGAATTTAAAAAACAAAAAACTCCTGAATTCTACCAACAATTCAGACCAGATGGTTACTCGGTTGATAAGGAAAAGTGGAGTTTAAATGAAGATAAGATTCTAGAACAAGCAGATGAAGCGTTAGAACATCTTCAAAAAATGGAAGATTCTTTAAAATAGTATATTTATATATAGGATATTAACAATGATTTTAGACGAACACATATACGCGGTGTATGGTAAAGATTTAAAAAACTTTATGTATTTACTAAGTAAATTAAAAAGTATAGCAATCAGATTTTCAGAAATGAATGAACTTGATATTAAGGAAACCTCAAGAGAGTATGATAATTTTATAAGTGATCTGTTGAATGCTCCGATTTTTAAAAATGTAAATATTTTAGATTTAGAAAGAGAATTTTCTTTCTATGAATTATTAAAAAGTGCCGAAATAAGTAAAAATGGGAGAAATTAAATGGCAACAATAACACATGGTAGTAATAAAAGAACAGATGTATCTAGTAGGAGTAAACCAATCTTTAGTGATGATGCTACATACAATAGAGTACATACTGCAACCATAGCATCCGATGGGGGTATCACATACCTTACTGGTTCTTTAGCAAATCCAAGTGGATTTATGGTTAAAACAGCAGGTCAAGGTGTACTAACAGCAACAGATGGTGGTGATATACCAGCTGGTGATGTAACTGCAGAAGAAATATATCCAATAGGTATAAAAGAAATTAGTGGAAGCTGTACAGTACACGTAGTATACTAATATGGATCGAAATCAAAACGGACAATTAAAAGATGTAATAAAACAAGAGTACATAAAAAGTGCTTCTGATCCTATTTACTTCTTGAAAAAATATTGTTTCATACAACATCCAATGAAAGGTAAGATACCATTTCACTTGTATGATTTTCAAGAAAAAACAATAGAAGATTTTATGCAACATCGTTTTAATGTTATTTTGAAAGCACGACAACTTGGTATATCCACGATTACTGCTGGGTATTCTTTATGGATGATGACATTTCATCAAGATAAAAATATTTTAGTTATAGCCACAAAACAAGAAACAGCAAAAAATCTCGTAACTAAAGTTCGAGTGATGCATGCAAATCTCCCTAGTTGGTTAAAACAAAAATGCACAGAAGATAATAAACTGAGTTTGAGTTATAAAAATGGTTCACAGATTAAAGCGGTGTCTAGTGGTGAAGATGCTGGTCGTTCAGAAGCTCTATCTTTATTGGTATTAGATGAGGCTGCATTTATCGATAGGATAGATACCATATGGGCTGCAGCTTCACAGACATTATCAACTGGTGGTCAATGTATTGCACTATCCACACCAAATGGTGTTGGTAATTGGTTTCACAAGACTTGGATGGATGCAGAGGATGGTTTAAATGATTTTAATTTCATTAAATTATTTTGGGATTTACATCCAGATAGAGGTCAAGCGTGGAGAGATGAACAAGATAAATTACTCGGGCCTACACTAGCTGCTCAAGAATGTGATTGTGACTTTATAACCTCTGGTCAATCTGTTGTTGATGGTGTTATATTAGAGGAGTATAGAGCTAAACACATAAAAGACCCAATTGAAAAACGAGGTGTTGATAGTAATATTTGGATATGGGAGCCACCAAATTATACAAAGGATTATATAGTGTGTGCTGATGTTAGTCGTGGAGATTCAACAGACTATTCAGCTTTTCATATTATAGAAATAGAAAGTCTTGAACAAGTAGCGGAATATAAGGGTAGGTTATCCACAAGAGATTATGGAAACCTATTAACAAATATTTCAATCGAATACAACAATGCTTTACTAGTTATAGAGAATAACAATATTGGTTGGGCTGCTATACAGCAAGTCATTGATAGGAATTATGAGAATTTATTTTACATGAGTAAGGATTTACAAATAGTTGATACTCAAAAACATATAAATAATAAAATTAATAGAACGGAAAAACAATTAGTACCTGGATTTACGGTAACACAAAAAACAAGACCATTAATTGTAGCTAAATTAGAAGAATTTTTTAGAGAAAAATCCGTGATGGTTCGTTCAAATAGGTTAATTGATGAACTTTTTGTATTTATATATAACAATAACAGAGCAGAAGCAATGAGAGGGTATAATGATGACTTGGTAATGGCTTATGCTATGGGATTGTGGATACGAGAAACTGCTTTACGGTTAAGAGCTGAGGGTATAGAATTACAAAAAAAGGCTATGGGTGGTATAACTTCAAATCAAGGTGTTTATACACCAAAAAACAATCAAAATGGTGAATGGACTTGGGAAATAGGAAAAGAAAAGGAATCATTAACTTGGTTAATAAAATAATAAGAGGTAAAAATGGCCGATACAAGTTTAAGATCTAGATTATTAAGACTTTTTTCTACAAATGTAATTGTAAGAAATGTCGGAGGTAAAAAATTAAAAGTAGCCGATACAAGTCGTATACAATCTATTGCAAAAAGTAATCTAGTGGATAGATATCAAAAGATATTTACTGGAGTTGGAATGAGTGGTTACTCCGATGCATTACTTGCAAAATCAATGAGGTTAAATCTATTTAAAGACTATGAGACAATGGATAGTGATGCTATAATATCAAGTGCACTTGATATATACGCAGATGAATCAACGATGAAATCAGAATATGGTGAAGTTTTAGAAATAAAAACTGATAACAATCAAGTAAAGGATATTCTACACAATTTATTTTATGATATTATAAATATAGAATTTAATCTATGGCCTTGGGTAAGGAATATGTGTAAATATGGTGATTTCTTTTTAAAATTAGAAATAAATGACAAGTATGGTATCACCAATGTAATTCCATTACCAGTTTATGATGTTTCTAGAATAGAGGGTTTAGATCCTGAGAATCCAGAGTATGTAAAATATTTATTAGAACACACAACTACTGGAGAACAAGCAAGGTATAAAAGTGATCAATCTTCTTCAAAAGAGGAATTAGAAAATTATGAAGTTGCACATTTCAGATTATTATCAGACTCCAACTACCTACCATATGGAAAATCACAAGTTGAAGGTGCTCGTAAGATTTATAAACAATTAACTCTTATGGAAGATGCTATGTTAATTCATAGAATTATGAGAGCACCAGAAAAAAGAATATTTAAATTAGATATTGGTAACATTCCACCAAATGAAGTTGACAATTATATGCAACAAGTTATTAATAAGATGAAGAAAGCTCCAGTTGTAGATGAAGCTACTGGTGATTACAATCTAAAATACAATATGCAGAACATAACAGAGGATTTTTTCCTACCAGTCAGAGGTGGTGATAGTGGTACAGGTATTGATTCACTTCCAGGCTTAACATATGAAGCCACAGAGGATATTGAATATCTTAAAAATAAATTATTAGCTTCTTTGAGAATACCAAAAGCTTTTCTTGGTTACGAAGAGGGTATTGGTTCAAAAGCAACCCTAGCTGCTGAGGATGTTAGGTTTGCTAGAACGATTGAAAGAATACAGAGAATAACACTATCGGAATTAACTAAGATAGCTATCGTACACTTGTACTCACAAGGATATCAGGATGCTGACTTGGTTAATTTTGAATTAAGTCTTACAAATCCATCTACAATATATGAGACAGAAAAAATTGAACTTTGGAATAATAAAACTTCCCTAGCAGCATCAATGTTACAAGATGGTATAGTGTCAACGGAATGGATATATAAAAATATATTTAAATTTTCTGATGAGGAAATTGCAAACGAAAATCAACAGATAGCAAATGACTATAAACAGAAGTTTCGTAGGTCACAAATTGAAACAGAAGGTAATGATCCTGTTAAGAGTGGTGAATCCGTTGGTACACCAAGTGACATGGCGACAGCAGCACCTGGAGAAGAGGGTGAAGCACCACCTGAAAGTGTAGCTGGTTCTATATTTGATAAAGACAATAATGCTGGAAGGCCAGAGGAAATGGCTAAGTATGGTAAGGATGGTAGTGCTCGAGGTCGTGATCCGCTGGGAGCACATGATAAAAAGAAAGGTGGAAGTAGTTCACCAAAATATGGTAAGAATTTAGCATTAGCACACTATGATTCACTAAAAAAATCAATGAATTTTGGTATAAAAGATAAAAAAATTATAACAGAGATGTCCGAAGTTGAAAAAGATTACGCTGATGAAGTAACTTCTTTGGCTAAAGGCAGTTCAAATGAATAATTATTATATAACTTTATATTTATTTAAGAGTAAAAATATATATAAATACTGGAGTACTCTATAATGGCTCGAAAATTAAAACATTCTAAGATAAAGAATACAGGTATTCTTTTTGAATTATTAACAAGACAGATTACAGCTGATGTTTTGGCTGGAAAAAGCACGAAAACAGTTTCAATAGTAAAAAAATATTTTAACGAAACTACCGAATTAGGTAAGGAACTTGAACTATATCAACTTCTTTCAGAAAAACATTATCAATCTGAAAACAGAGCTGATTATTTACTAGATGCTGTGATAAAATCAAGAAGAAAGTTAAGTAACTCATCGTTAAAACGTGAAAAATTTAATTTAATTAAAGAAATTAAAGAAACTTACAATGTAAATGACTTTTTTAATGGTAGAATACCAAATTATAGAATGTTAGCTTCTATCTATAACGTGTTTCAATCAGAATCATCACAAGAACAATTTAAACCAGACCATGTTGTTAATTCTAAGTTCACTATATTAGAACATATCACTAATGGAAAGTCAAGTAACAAAAAAATACAAGAAAAGGTACTAAATGAATACAGTAAATCAGATAAAGACCTGAGATTGCTTGCTTATGAGATTCTTGTTGATAAATTTAACACAAAATACAAAAAATTAGACGAATCACAGAGAAAATTGTTAAAACACTACATTAATAACGTAAGTAATACAAATTCACTGCGTGAATTCGTTGATACCGAGGCTATTGGTATAAAAAAACAATTAAAAGTTCATTTACCAAAGGTTAGTGATAAAATAACAAAGATTAAACTAAATGAAGCAGTAAATCAGATAGAAAACCTGACCAAAGGTAAGATAGTCAATGAAAAACAGGTTTTAACCCTTATGCGATACTATGAACTGATTAAGGAGATTAAAAATGTCCATAAATCTTAGTAAGATTAAAGAATACATTACAGAGGTTATAGAAGATGAGTTAGAGGAAGCTTCTGTTACTGGTGCACTGGATGGTGGAGAAGGCCCACCGAAAACACCTTATGCTTTCAGAGGAAAAAAGAAAAAAGACAAGGATAAGGAAGATGAAATCTCCACAAACTCTACGGGATATGAAAAAGTAAACGAAAATTCAGCCGAAAAGGAAAAGATTTTTAAATATTTGGTTAAAAAGGGAGATAATCCTACGGATGCTAGATATGAGCTTAATAGGTCTTACGATTTTGTAAAAAAGGCATATAAAAAAGCATCAGTTGCAACGAAAGCACGAATTATTTCGGATTTGTCTAAATACGAATCAGTAAATGAAGATGTTTGGACACCAGCAGAAACAAAAGCTGTTGATAAGATTGAAGGTGAGTTTCAGAAGCTGATGGCTAAGAAAGGAATAGAACCTTATTCCGTTGATGCATCTCGATTATGGAGAAGTGCTGGGTTTAATAAAAAAATGAGAAAGATATTTGGTAAAGATGAATCCGTAAATGAAGGTCAAAAGAAAAAATACAACAAAGCGTGGGATAGATTTTATAAAGCATATGAACAGTTTAATAGAGAAGTGGTAATTTTAACTAAATCTGCAGTAGATATTGAGGAAGATAGAACAGATCAAAAAATAATATATACCGCATTTAAAAAGTATGTTAACAAATTTTATGAGTTTATGAACGGGTGGTATAATCAAAAACAAAAAAATCCATACTTAGATGAATCTATAAATGAGGGAAAATACCACGATTACAGAAATGATGAGTCGATGACTCCAAAACAAAAAATTGGTCATTCAATGAGAGAGGTTAAAAATTCTTTAAGTGAATTAAGTAAACTAATTGATATGAATGTTAGATTAAAAAAAGAAATGAATGTGAATTCAGGTTCATATTGGAAAAATACACACAAGGCGTTACATAAAATAAGTGAAAGGTTAGTTAAATTAGCTAATAAAGTTGGAAAATTACAGTAACCGAGAAACATTATGCCTTTTGAAGAGAAGAAGAAATCCTATATGGATACCTTGTTCAGTATATCTACTTTGTTAAAAAGATGGCAAACAGAGATACAGAGTAAGGAAATAGACAAGAATTATATGATTACAAGACTAACCCAATGGATTGAAATGTTGGAAAGTCTAAAAACAGAAATAATGATGGGAAAAGATAAATGAAACAACTAATAGTAGATTATTTACCATTTGAAATTAAACCAGAACACATTAATGAATCCATGAGTGAAAACAATGGTAAATTAATTGTTAAGGGTGTATTACAACGTGCTGAAGCTAAGAATCAAAACGGTAGGGTATATCCAAGAGAAATATTAACTCGTGAGGCTAAAAAGTATCATAAGGAATTTATTAGTCAACGTAGGGCTATGGGTGAACTAGATCATCCAGAATCATCGGTGGTAAATTTACAGAATGTATCCCATAATATAAAAGACATGCATTGGGAAGGTGATAATCTATTAGGTACTGTTGAAGTATTATCCACACCGAGTGGTAACATATTAAAAGAACTATTTAAGGGTAATATAAAACTTGGTATTAGTTCTCGTGGTATGGGTTCAGTAGAAACTGTAACAGAAGATAATGGTGGACAATCACAAGAAGTACAGGATGATTTTGAATTGATTGCATTTGATTTTGTTTCTAATCCATCCACACACGGTGCGTTTATGTATCCCACGGGTGTAAATGAAAGCATTGATAAGACCATAACTAGTGGTAGAACCTGTGGTGAGTATTGTAAGGTTGAATCAATCATCAATGACATAATGAGAGGAAACTAAAATGCCTAGAGAAAAATCAATTATAGAAAAGTGGAGAGATTGGCGGTTGGATGAATCCATTCCAAATTATTTCAGAGGATATGTCAGTAATATAGATAGTAGCTTAGCCAGATTGGATAAGAATGTTAAACAGTTTGCTAGGGATTTGGGTAAGGATGGAATGAAAGCAGAATCTATGGAGATGCAAAAACTTTATAAAAATCACATTTTAGAATTTAAAGCAAAATTTGAAAACCTTAAAAGGAAAATGTAATGATAAAATTAAAAGAGATGTTAAATGAAAATGTTTGGGATAGGAGTTTTGGTGAACCACTTCCAACATTAAAATCCGTGATTGAAAAAACCAATGAATCATGTGGTTGTGATACTGGTAATTCATGTGGGTGTAAATCAACTATAAAAGAATCATCAAGCAATTACGATTATAATGATATGGCTCTCCAAGATATGGAATCGGAAACACTTGGTAGAACCAAGTCATGGAGAAAATCCCGTAGTATGATGGAAGAAAAAGAACCATATAAAATACTTAGAAAGTATAATAAAATGATAGCAGTATTGTTAAAAAAATGTGATATGGAACTGAAACAGTATAAGTAATGCCTGCTAAGTCTAAACAACAACAAAAATTTATGGGGTTGGTTCACGCCTTTAAAAAAGGAGAGGTTCCAGCTTCAAAGGTAAGTCAAGCAGTAAAGAAAGCAGCAAAGTCTATGACTAAGAAGTCTGTTAAAAAATATGCAAAAACAGATCATGATGATTTACCTGTAAAGGTTAAGGAAGAAACAAAAAGAGATTACAAGGATGAGTATAAGAAATTTCAATCATCTAAAAAATCTAAGAAGTATAGAGCTGAATTAAATAAGTACAACAGACAAAAAGGTACTTATGGAAATGGTGATGGTAAGGATGCGTCACACAAAGGGGGAAAAATCGTGGGATTTGAATCACAATCTAAAAACAGAGGAAGAGCTGAAAAGAGTAGGTTGAAAAAGGAAGGTACTTTAAATGAAATACCAGGCTCTGTAATGGGTGCCATTCAAACAGCTACAATTAAAAATTCAAAAACAGGTAGAACAAACAAGATGAGCACTGCTCTAGCTGATAAAGATCATCCAGGTCATAAGAAAGCAAAGGGTTTTTTCAGTAAGTTGATGGATAAGGTCAAGGGTAAGAAAAAAGACGATAAGAAAAAAGGTGATAAGAAGATGTCAGATGCTGATGCTAAAGCACAAGCCAAAGCTTCAGGTATCTCATTTAGAACAGGTAATGAATTATCCAAAACAGAAGCTGTATCTAAATTAAGAGAGTATGTTAGGGGTGAAATACGAAAAAGTTTAGGTAAATCAGTAACTGAAAACTCTAAAGTTTATTCTATGGATGTAGATAATATGGTAGATGTTTTATCCAATTGGACACGAGGTGAAGCTGGATATACGGATGGTAATCCTTATATGGGTAAAAAAGGAAAAGCAGAACCATTCTACAATTCAGCGGCGGGAATGCAAGTTTCAGGTGGAATCAAAGATGCTTTGAAGGCATTAATAAAAATGTGGAAAAAACTTGATGTGAAACCACAAACCACTATTAAAATTTTTAATGCTTATCACAAACTACCAGATAGTAAAAAAATGTTTAGTAATCCAGATTTTTGGGAAGATTTTTTAGAAAAAAATGGTATCACAGTTGTATCCGAATCCATAAATGAAACACCATACGAATTGGGTGGTATGAAAGTATATTCTAAGGCAGATGGTTTGAAAAAAGTAAAATCAATGCAAAAAACAGATGGTGCTAAGATTTATAAAGTCACAAAAACAAAGACTAAATTATATGATAAGTATCCAGTCACAATGTATAACTTACATACTAAAAATAAGAATCACTCAACTAATTCAAATCCTTATGGATTGGATATGATGAAAGGTGTTTACTTAATACCTGTAAAAGAAAATATTTCTGAAAGGTCAGGAGATTATGGTTGGGACTGGCAACCTAAAAAAAATAAAAAAAAGAAAAAATCTAAAAGTTCTTCTGTAAATGAAATGACTAAAAGCCAGGCCTCAGAAACTCTAAAACAATTAGGTGGTAATAAATTTATCGTGATGACTGGAGCTAAAAGGTTTGCATTTAGTGATAAGGGTTTAGGATTTAAAATTGGTAGAAATGCTAAAGCTGTTAATTA